TTTTGAACAAGAGTACTTCAGACGTTATATCGATTTCTTTGTCAAGAAGCAAGTTAAACCAGATGTTCGTCATTTTGCTGAAGAACGTGATAAAGTGCATCAGGGCATTAATGGCTGGGATAAATACCAAAACTTCTTCTTTTGTTCATATACCAGATTATTCACAGCTGCCATATCAACCATGCTCAAACCGAATGTTATATTTGCTACAAATGAATCAGACGCCCAAATCTCAGCGCGTGCATCAGTTTATATTGCCGATGCTCAAGACAAAGGTGTACCTATGCGTAACTTTGCCTGTGATTTCGCAGAGTTTGATTCATCAGTCATTCGTGCAGGTCAGAACATGAATGCCGTTTTAATGTTCACAATGTGCGCTCCAACTTGGTTATGTTTGGATTACATTGAACAGAGATCACACTGGATTATGAAAACAGACACCATGAAATTGGTTGGTAATGATAAGATGCATTCCGGGGAACCATGGACTTTAACTGGTAATACCATCTATAATATGGCATGCATAGGTGTGCTATACATATTTGACAATCTAATTGTTGCAGCTTTCAAAGGAGATGATTCTGGTGTTGTAGCAACACACGTTAGGTTGAGGAATAACGAGTTTGCTAGGGAACATGGTATATCTCTCAAGATCGATGAGATGCGAAATTTAGAGTTTACGGGTATTGTATGGAACCGTTACGGTGGTATGCCAGATGTTTTACGTCGTGCACAAAAATTTATATCCACAGTTTACACAACTGGTGCACCATATGACCTCGCTGTTATCAACTTGAAAGCTGAATTATCAATACTACATTCCAACACTGGCTTTAATTATGGTTGTCATCAACTTGCAGATTACTACAACGAATTAAATCGAATTAATTTTGTATCTGCTGAGGATGTGCGTCTTATTGCAGGTTTCCTGTATCATCAATCTTTCAAAACATTCGAGACACTTATACCATTTGACAAACATATTTTACGTTTTCGTAATGATGTTTTGTTAACAGACCAATAGAATAGACAGTTATACTGCTATCCAAACTAACTAGCTTAGACTTCAAAATTTACATATATGCCGCTAAGGGATCTTGTTCATTCGCAGGTAATTATAGTTAGTCTGTCTTTCTTTTTCTTCCCCTCCATTTCGGAGGGGAAGGGTTTTTCTTATTTACATATTCATTTATTTCTTTCTCTTCTTTCTTTGTTTCTTTCTAAACTAACACATGAATCAGAATAAAAATATTACTACAAACCGGAAACCAATCCGTCGACGTCGTCCTAGATTACCACCACGTCTTAAAAGATTACGTCGTTCACGTCCTATCGCACGAAAGCTCGGAATTTCTGCTGGTCCAGCCGGTGCACGTATTGCTGCTAGCTTACCTAAAGGGCGCAATCGTAGAGCACGAAACATACGTCGTATGAACATCTTACCGTATGTTCATTGTAGGC